CAGGATCGTCTTGCCTTCCAACGGCTCGCCTTTCCAGACCGGATAATTCAGCCGCGGCTGCGGCGGAAAGCCGGGAGCATTGAAGCGGTGACGATAGTTCTTGAAGCCCTCGCGCCAGTCGCCGAACGCCATCAGGGCTTCGCCGTAATTGACGCGGAGCTGGGCGTTCTCGAACTTGTCGAACTTGAATGCGGCCTCATAGTGCGTGACGGCTTCCGCGATCCGCATCATGGTGCAGAGCATGTTGCCGTAGTTGAAATGGCCCTCGAAACTTTCCTGCAGCGCCAGAGATTTCTTGAAGCTATCCTCGGCCTCCTTGAACATCCGCGCGCTCATCGCGTCGATGCCGCGGTTGCACCACAGGTCATAGCGATCGGGACCGGCCTTCAAGGCGAGCCCGTGATACAACATGGCGTTGCGGTAGCGGCCGGCGGTAGATTCGATCATGGCCAGCATGGCGGAAGCATCGGCGACGCTGGGGTCCTGCCGGATGATTTCCCAGCAGACACCGGCGGCCTCCTCGCGCTTGCCGGCGCGCATCATCATCACGGCGGCGTCGAAGGCTTGCGCGGCTACGGTCATGCGTCCACCAGAATTACACGTGCGTCAAACAGTTGACTGACGTAATGAAGTTTAGGCGGGTCATCAAAGTCGTCGCCGACATATTTTACTATTTCCTTGACTTGGGCTTTGGTGCATTTCCACGCGATAATTCTGACCTTGGCATGATCCGCAAGTCGCCGATATTCCAGCATGGTATTCAGGGTGCTCATGCCGCAAACGCGATCTTGTGCAGGTCTTCCCACTCGCGTTTGGCCGCGACTTCCTTGTCGACCACCATCCGCTTGTAGAAGCCCTTGTCGAGCTTGAGCGCATCGATCTGGGCCTTGGCCTGATCCTTGGACATGATTTTACTAGCGTCGAGGCCGGCCTTGTTGCCGCCGAGCAGATCGAGCGGTTCGCTCATCTTGGCGCCGATCGTGCGCAGCATTTCCAGCGCATAGGCGCCGCCAATATGACCGCCGGCAGAGATGGCATCCCATCCCTGCTTGATTTGCTCGGGCGTGAGGCCGGCGGCCTTACCTAAGTCCTCCAATGCGCGTTGGGCAATCGCCGCGTTGTAGACCTTGTTGGTGCCCCAATTCTTGTCGAGGACTTCCTGCTGGGTCTTGACGATCGCGGTGCGCTCGGCGAGCTGCGCGGCATTCTTGGCTTCCTCGAACTTGATCAGCGGCGTCACAATCTCGGCGGCGCGATCTTTCGGCACCCGCCCCGCAAGCAATGCGCCGCGCAGCGTGTCGGCGAACGCGGTCTCCAGTTCCTTGCCGTCGGAGAACTTGACCGTGGACAGGTCGTAATCCTTGGCCTCGGCCGGCACGCCGATGCGGCCCCAATATGCCTTGATGTCGGCCTCGGCCGCGTTTGCCTTGGGAATGCGGATCATTTCCTCGGGCGGCGCACCGATGTGGGCTTCCGACTTGCGATAGAAGTCGGTGAGCTTGGTCGCGACCGCGACGGGATCGTTGGGATCAATGCCCTTGTTCTGCCAGAAGCCGATCGTGGTGGCGTCAACCTTGTCGCCGTACCATGGCGGGGCGGGGGCAGGAGCCGGGGCCGGGGCTGGCGCGGGCGCCGGTGCGGGTGCTGGATCAGCCATTGTCATCTCCTTGGTTCGTTCGTTGCAGTCTGGCCGCTGCAGCGAGCATTGCGGGCTGGTAGACGTATTCAAGTTCAATCGGCGTCAGCTTCAGGTGCTTGACGATGCGGAAGAACACCTGCCGGCGGCCGTGCATCATCATCAGCCCGTCATGCGACACACCGTCGATGTCGGCGTCGAATGCCCGCGAGAAGTTCGCGAGATCGACCAGCACGAGATTTGCGGGCGAGCCATCCGCAAAGGTCTGGCGATAGGCGGATTGGCGAAACCCGAGCTTCTGCGCGGCGGTGTCGAGAAAAGCATTCATGACGCGAGTTTAATGCGGTCATCGCGAGCGACCCACTTTTGCAACACCGTGAACATTTCGATGCGGTCGGCATCGGATAATTTCAATTTGTCGGCGAGCCTGCGCGTCTGGCTGATAAGCTGATCCTCATTATCGTAGACCTTGACGACGCCTTTCCAGACCAGCCTGTTTGAATCGACATCGTGCTGCATGCAGACGACACGGCCGGACGCAAGAATGGTCGCGTATCCGCTGTAGAACGGCTTACCGATTTCCGCCGTACCGAAAGTCGCACGCAGCAGAAGCAGAAGATCGGCCGGATATTCCTTGGCAATCGCGATCAGCATGACCCGCTGCAGCTTGGCGTCCGCCGCTTTCAAAACACGGCTCTGCCACATCCCGCGGATTTCATCGGCGTGTTTATGGGCGAGCAAACTCACATCGGGCTCATCTGCGGTTGGGGTTGCGGTCCAGCCGTCGGCGGGGCCTTCGCCGCGGCGGCCTGCGCCTTGATCATTGCGGCCTGTGCCGGCAGCGCGTTGATCTGCTGCTGGCGCTGCTGCGCGGCCTGACGGTTCTTTTGCTTCGCCGCGATTTCTTGCGGGGTTGCCGAGTGACTGACCGGCATTTCGTTGATGTCGCCGAGATCGGGAATGATCCGGTCGAAGGCGAAATAATCGTAGACGCTGGTGTCCTGGGAATTGATCGCGACCTGGTGGGCGATGTCGAGCGTGCGCAGCGTGCCCGCCGCCTGGCTCGATCTGGCCTGCAGCGCCAGCGGCGAGGTGTCGGTGACTTCCGGGAACACCCCGGCCTCGCGCAGCACCGGCGGCATTTGCGGCAGCACCGGGCCGTTGCGATTGCGCATCCGTGACAGCAGCGAGATCTCACGCGGAACAAGTCCGCCCGCGAATTCCGAGTGCTGCCGGCCCAGCGTCGGCGCAACCAGCATGGCGCGCTCGTTGATCAGCTCGGTGACCTGGGTCGCCGTCATGTTCGGGTTCTGCATCAGGGTCTTGAACAACGGCGTCAGAAAGATATTCTCGATGATGCCGCGTTCTTCCAGCATCATCTTCTCGGTGATCTGGATGTCGCCGACGGGCAAGGGATGCACCAGCGGCCGGCCGTCGGCATTGACGCCGCCAGGATTCTTGGCGCCGGGCCGCAGATCGAAGTCGAGCAGCCCGTCGTCAGCCACCAGCAGCACCGGATCGGATGCGCGGTGGCCGGTCTTGAGGAATACGCTTTTCTGCAGGTTGAGCGTCTTGGCGCTCGGCAGACAGATTTGAAGCGGCCCGCGGCCGTAGACTTCGCCCGGCGTCTGGTCGTAGCGGCTCACCGCATAGGGGAAGGTGCGATAGCCGCCTTCCGGCGCGACTAAACACTTGCCCTCGATCGAGATGTAGTGCGAGCAGAATGGCATGCCCTTGTAATCAAGGCGGCCCGGGTCGTAATCGTCGGTCTCGCGCGGCATCACGCAATGCAGGAACTGATACGGCGTCTGCAGGTCCTGATCGAGCGCGGGCCGCAGCATGGCGGGGAACCATTCCTCGCCGAACTTCTCGTATGCCTGCCGCGCGGTCAGCCGGAACCAGCGGATCAGTGTGGTGACGACGCCTTGATGGTTGTCGGCAAAGAAGCATTCGCCGAGCGGAACCGATTTGTAGCGCAAGCCGGTCTGACCGTAATGCCAGCGCGGATCGAGCGCGTCGGTATACATGATCGAATTGCCGAACGCGCCGAGCCCCTGCCAGTTGGAGAAGTTCTGGCCGTTGAAATTGCCGGATGTGCGATAGCGGTAATCGAACATCACCTCGCGCATATCGTCGCAATACTGCCGCACCCCGCGCTGCTTCATCAGGTATTTGTCGAATTCCAGCCCCTGCCAGAGCCGGTTTTTCGGTGTGATCAGAGAATCCGCAATGGCGCAGAACTGGTGCAGCGCGAGGCCGACCGTGGCGTCGACCTGCAATTGCGTGAATTTCTGGCCGGGGAAATTGTAGGAGCCGTAGAAGAACGAGTTGCGGCTGGTCGGCAAGCCGATTGCGGCGGCTTCCTCCCACTGGCCGGCGAAGATGTTGCGGTAGTTCTGCAGCTCGGAAAACAGTTTCAGCTTGCGCTGGACCGTTTCGCTTTCTTCGCTGCCGATCAGTCGCGGCACATAATCGGCCATGCGCTATCCCCCGAGGGCTGCGCCATAGCCGTTGCCCAGAATTGCCGACGCCCCCGGCTGTTGCTTGGAGACTTGCAGAGCCATCAGGCGCTTCCTGCGGGCTTCATCGGTCTCACCGGCGACCTGATCGCCGAGCGATGGCGAGGTCCCCATCAGGGCGCTTGCTCCGGGAACCGGCATGGTCATCTGTCCGGCCATTACGATCGGCGACCGCCGGCCTTGCGGCGGCGATAACGCTCGCGAATGTCGGTCGGGTTCTTGGTGTGACGATCGGCGAGCTGTTCCTGCATCGTGGCCAGATGCTCGGCAAAACCGGGCTCGGCGTGACCCCATTTCTTGTAGGCATCGATCGACTGCTGGGTCATGTTGCCGGCACTTCCCAAACCCTGTTCTATCGGGACACCCTTGCGATCTTTCTTGTGGTCGAAGCCGAACACATTGTTGTCGACCGCATCGAAATGCCGGTCGATGAAATCCTTTGGCAGCAGGCCCTGCTCGATCAGGGCCTCCATCTCGGCGAGCTCGGCCTCGGACAGATTGATGGTGGGAACGCGGATCGGATCGACGACGGCCTGTACCATATTCATTTGGCCTTCTTGAGATCTGCGATTTCCTTCTTGGCGTTTTCAAGATCGTCCTGCGACGCCTTGAGCGACTTTTTCGATTCCGCCAGTTCCTTGTGCAGAACTTCATGCCGCTTTCTCGACGCATCGAGCGAGCGCGAGCTGTTCTTGGTGCCTTCTTTGGCCGATGTCGCGAGCTTGGCGGCATCGTCAGCAACAGCCTTGGCGGCTACGGCAATGCCGTCGGCGGCAGCCAGCAACTCGACTGCGGCCACATGGGCATTCTCGAAATGGTTTTCCTCGGGCGAACCAACACCGGTCTCGATCACCTTGCCGTCGGCGCCACGCCGCGCATCCTCACCGAATACGGCTTTCTCTTGCCGCGTCAGCGGCGCGCGTCGCGCAAATTCGTCCGATTTCGGATCGGCTTGCTGGTAATCCGTGCTGTCGCGCGGCTTGGGATTGACAGCGGGCTCGTAAAGCGGCGTGAGGGGCGGACGGATCGGGTTGGCCTGGTAATCGGTGCTGCCGCTAGTGAATGACGGCGTGACGGGAGGGACAATCGGGTCGGCCATGATGGTTCTCCGGGAGTGAGCGCCCTGCTGTTCCCGGAAAGTGCGGCCACGAAGGTGCGCCAGCAACGCACCGCCCGCTCAGAACAGGCGATATTCACCGTCGGGGTGGTTGGCGGTGCCGATGGCGAAGTGATTGCGCGGTCCATTGTTGCCGCGCACGTTGAACTGCTCGGTCCTCTTGGCGAACCGCAGGTCCATGCAGAGCACGCGAGTGGCGCTCATCAGGTCGTCATCGACCTTCACCACCTTGCCGTCGAGCCGGTGGTAGCCGCCGTATTCGTCAAACCAATCATAGAGATGCGCGGCCACCAGCAGCTTCTTGGCGGCAATCCTCTCCTCCATGACGGTGATCCCAGCCTCGAAATTGTAGCCGCCATCCGGGAAAGTCGCATGCGTCAGCCGCATATTGAGCCCGAGCTTCTTGTAAATCTGGGCAATGGTTTCGTTGGTCTGGACCCCGGCGCCAACGCCGCCGTCATGCGGCCATGCCACCGGCGCGTGCCGCATCTGGTTTTCCCTGATCCGCGCAACATGGTTCGCGGCCATGCCGAACATGCGGAATCCGTCCATGACATAAACGGCATCGTTGTCGCGGTCCCAGCAGCCCAGCACCGCGGCGAATGGATGACCTCCCGCCTCCTGACCGGAATGCCGCAGGTCAAGCGCCCATAGCCACGGCCAATGCAGGGGAACGTCGCTCGGCTTGAGCGTGTGCTTGATCAGCTCCGCATCGGTCTCGAACACCGCGCCCTGGCCCTGCGCATCGCCGCCCATCGCGCGCGTCGCGGCCTTAGAGCCGTACCGCTTGATAATGCCGGGAATGTCCTCGTCCGGGATATGGCCGCGCTTTGACACAGCGGCGTCCCAGATCGTCATCAGCACCTCGCCGACTTCAGAGGTGGCGTTCTTGAAATGCTTACGCACCGGCGAGCTGCCGAGCATCGGGGTCATCGACCAGATGATGCCGCCGCGCGTCGTGGTCAGCCGGGCCTGGCATTCCTCATAAATTTCCATGTCGCCGGGGTCCTCATCGCCCCAGACCAGATCGACCGCGACGCCCTGCCACACCTCGCGGCCGGCCGCATAGGTCTTGCCCTGCAAGATCGCCGAGCCGCCAACCTCCCGCCGCAGCGTGATGGTATCGACCAAATCCGATATGCCGCGCGCCATGGTCGGCCGGCCGACAATGTTGTCGAGCGGGATCAGCCCGGTTCCCAGGCCACCCTCCTGCCGGATATCGCCAAGAAGTTTGATCTGCGCGCCGTCCCGGGTCTTCTCAGATGTCGTGCAGCCATACCAGCCGACGAAACTGTGCGGCCGCTCGATCTTCGGCGGCTCGACAAACCGCCTCCCCTTGTACCAGTCCGGGTATAGCGACAACGCATCCATCGTCATCTGCGCCGCAGCCGCCTGGGTCTTGCCAGTCTGGTTGCCAGCCCGGATCATCTTCTCGGTCCGAAGCAGGTTGTGGAATTCCTCCTGCTTGTAATTCGGCCGGTAGAAATCCAGCCGGCGGTATTTCTGCCGATAT